CTGCTTCAGCCTCTTATTGATCTGCTCATGCAGTCCATCCTTAGGCATCTCTGCTGGATATGTGAGGAAGAACTTCTTAGCAACCAACCGAAAATCTTTTTTCTCCATTTCCCTTGTGTGAAATCCTAGGTTTCGACCTAGCTTATATAGAGGATTTTTTTTAGGTACTTTGGTACCTTGAAAATCCAGAGGTCCCGGGTTCGAACCCGTCCGACCGCGAATGTGATTACGAGCCAAACCCCGAAGGGGGGGCGAGCATCGGTGCTAGAGAGATACCAAAACCTCGGACAACAATCTAAACGGATTGACCGACCGGCGCCGCCGACCGACCGACCGTCCAAGTACCAAAGTACCAAAGTACCATGGTACTTTAAAAGACTTAAAGTCTGGTGGAATGGTGGAAATTAAAAAAAAGACAAATGAGCTTCTATTAATATTAAGAAGCGAAAAATAATTAGTGTATGTCTGATGGCATTCAAACGCAAGTTCCGCAAGTCCCGTCGCTCGAAGAAGACTCGTGGGAGGTTCACTCGGAAGACTCGGAAAACTTTCAAAGCTCGTGTTACACAAGTTCTGATGAAGAAAGTCGAGACCAAAATGTACCACTTTGCGGAGGAAAATATCCAACTCAATCACAACATCGGCAGAAACGCCGGTACAGCCCTTATACCCGTCATGGGTAGTTTCACCAACATCTTCAACATCTGGGCCGACATCCCCAAGGGTACCGGTTCATACAACCGGATCGGCGACCGCATCACCCCCCGTGGTATGATGCTTAAAATATATCTGGCCAATAAGGGAGATCGCCCTGCTACTATGATCCGCGTGATTATAGCACGCGTTCCCAAAGCTATTAATGCTACAGCCACTCTAGTGGCAAATGTGCAACCATTCGAAACCGCCTTGCAACTTGGTAATAACGGTAACAAGATGCTAATGAACGCGGACAACGACCGCGGAATCAAATTCCTCTACGACAAGATCCATCGTCCAAATGCGAACTTTGTTGCATCTCGTGCCTCTGGCGGTCTTAACAAAGAACCTACTAAGGTGTTCCGACTCTGGATCAAATCCAAGAAATCTCGGGACATCATCTACGACTCAGCGGGAGCTAGTCAAATCGTCAACAATCCTATCCTCATGTGGGCTATCCCCTATGAACAATTCAGTACTGTGGAGACTGACGCCGTGGCTTCCATCGCCTATGAAGGCAAACTTTACTACAAGGACGTTTAATACAAAATCTCCTTGACCTCGTGCGCTACATAGCGCCGATTGATTGCTGCCAACACCTCCCCTTCGGCCGTTATCGGCCAGAAAATGTCCTCCCTGTTGTGGCAGAATATCTTCTTGGTCCCAGCTGGGATCTCCGCTATGTCATAGCGTGCATGAATTGCCCTCTCATTGTTGATGTCCAATAAATGAACAATCGCATCCGCAGGCATATGCTTGAAACTCATGTCATCAAACACAATCCCATCATGGCTGACCTCGTCAAACAGCTTAAGCTGGTCCATATGGCTCACCAACAGCGGGGTTACGAAATGCCCAAGCGCCCACTGCGTTTTCCCCGCCCCAGCCTTCCCCCAAACCAGATGACTCGTTGACCAGTCCGTGATACCATTCATCTTCCCCGTGCTCAAAGGGAAGGCCGCCGAGCTGTGCCTCTTCACAGCCTGTGCACTCCAGAAGTTCTCGAAAAAAGTCACCTTCTGCGAAATAATCTTCAAGAAAGGCCCCATCGCATAGATCTGCTTCTTGCTCTTGCAACCCTTCACATATTCACATGCTTCAGTAAACTCCTCATCCTTGGTCTTAGCAACGATGATCTCACCATAGACCTCTGGGTCTTCCTTCTCAAGGTATTTGACATGGTTCCTCCAGTGTTCAATATTCATCGGCACCGTGATGTTACAATGGTGCCCCATCCAGTCAAAGAACCGACAGTTCTTGACATCAGGCTTCAGTTTGCACTCAACACATGCATGTGTGTGCAGGCCTCCGTCCTTATAGTGCTCATGTGCAATCTTGACCTGGCACACCTGCTTCAGCCTCTTATTGATCTGCTCATGCAGTCCATCCTTAGGCATCTCTGCTGGATATGTGAGGAAGAACTTCTTAGCAACCAACCGAAAATCTTTTTTCTCCATTTCCCTTGTGTGA